TTGATCCGTCCAGTAGCAAAAAGAAAAAAGAGAATGACTACACGGTCATGGATGTAATAGCCCTGGGCGCGGATAAGAATTATTACTGGGTAGACGGCGTCAGAGACCGACTGAACTTGACCGAGAAGGCGGCCAGGATGTTTTATTTTCACAGGACCTACAGGCCTTTGCGTGTCGGGTACGAAGAGTATGGCCTTCAGGCAGATATTGAATATATCAAGGAAGTCCAGGAACGGGAAAACTATCATTTTGACATCACACCCCTTGGTGGAAAATTGGCCAAGAGCGATCGGATAGAGAAATTGATACCTGTTTTTCAGGAGCACCGCTTTTATATTCCCGAGACGTTAATACGGGTTAATAGTCTGGGCGTCCAGGAGGACCTGGTCAAGATATTCAAAAATGAGGAATATAAGATCTGGCCCTATGCGATCCACGACGATTCCCTGGATAATAAGTCCAGAATCCTCGACCCGAAAATGAAGGTGAAGTTTCCGGAGTATAAAATTCCTTTGCCGGTCGGTTTTGATGAGAGGCGGAATGAGTGGGATCCTTTGAGGGACTAAAAGTCGCTTCCATGCGGGGGCGTGGATTGAAACAAACAAACGGCGGAATTAAAAAATAAGGAGGGTAATGAAGATGGAAAAAATTTTTAAGAGATTAACCGGGATTTTTCTGACTGTTTTCTTTCTGGCGGTAGTTTTGGCGGGCACGGCCTATGCGAGATATGAGTTTAATCCGCAGTATAAAAACAAGGGCACGATCGGCACGGCCACCAAGCCCTGGGAAGAGGGAGGTTTTCGTGATCTTAATATTACGAGGAACCTTGATTTTTGCGGTTCAGATGATGCCACGGTAGAGGGTAGCGGTGTCAGCCGTCTTTATACGCGTGTCTATAAGGTGACAAGTTATTTACAGTTGTCCCTGACGGAGAGCGGCGATTCAGTTTTTGTTGTAGATCCGGCGCTATATAAGACGAGTATCTATGAGATAGATGCGACGGCTATCTATAACAGCTCATTACCTACCACATCGACCGGGTTAACGGGCTGGGGACTCACGGGGTTGACCGTTGCATCGATAACCCCAACAGCGGCCAATGACGGGTATGAGTACTCTATTACAAAGCCTGACTCGAGTACAACGCCTCTGTATGTCTGGCAACCGACTGAGAGTAATAGCGGCACTACGCCAACAGGGACCCTCAGGGCGTTCGACCCGGAAGGTTCATGGCATACAGGGACAAGCACATTCCGGGTAGATGCCCAGGGCGATATCCAGTCATTTCGACTGCAACACGATTCCGAGATCAGCATCCAGCAAAAATCGGAGCTCATAGGCGGTTAATGGACCGTGACCCTGAAATCATAGCCGAATCCGGGACGATTGTGGCGATTCAGACGGTCGATGACCACTTCGAAGCCTTCTGGGAGATCCTGAAAGGCCACCCTGGTGTTGTAGCGGATTACTTAGGGTATGAGCCGGCTGATTGCGAGAGTTTTGCGGCTGAGTATATCCGGCGTGCCCAGAGCAGTCTCACTCTCTTCTTTGACGGGACCATTACGATGTTCGGTTTCCTTGAGCACATTACCCAGGGACACAGTGCTTATGGCGTGATGGTCAAGAGAAAAGGCTATCCAAAGGGAATACAGTCCATGAGGTGTATTATTTCCTTTATACGGGAGAGGATTTTCCCTTGGTGGTTTGAGAAATGGCGGTTAGAGAAGCTGTGCGGGATTGTCAGGGAAAATAACACCAGGGCACTTCGTTTTGATATGGCGTTTGGTTTCCGGAAAGACGGCATTCTCCGGCACCATGAAAAGGTCAATGAGGTATGGACCGATTCAATCCTGATCTCTTTATTGAGGGAGGAACTATGAAGATAATTACAAGGGTTGTTATTGATATCGCCACCGGCAGGGTAATTAATGAGGAGGCCTACGATTATAGAGGTCCTGTGGCGCTATTAAAGGGAGCTGAATCTCCACCGACCCCGGAACCACCGCCGGCGTATGTTCCTCCTCCGGAGCCGGAACCGCCCCCGGTTTATGTGCCGCCTCCCAGTCCCTTTGAGGAGGAGGGTAAGATCGAGCTGGAAAAGACAAAGAAGAAGGTTTCGAGCCAGGCAAAGGGCAGAGGATCGACAATACTTACAGGCTTATTGACCGAGACGGCGGAGACCAAAAAGGCAAAACTTAAAAAAAAGCTAGGAGAATAAAAAATGTCCCTACCAAGAAAACCAAAAGAGGTTATTGAGGCAGAAAAAAATATATCAGGATTAAAGAAGGAACGGGCAGGATATGAAGATGAAGTAAAATATCCCTACAAAACGGGTAAGTATGGCCAGTATTTCGGCCAGACACTCCGGACGCTGCCCTACAGTGTTTCATGGGGAAAAGTAACGTTTATGAATCCTGACACAGGGACGCTGCAGGCTAAAGACGGATGGGTGCATGATCAAAGTCCCGTGTATAAATATCTATATGATAAAGAAACTCAGAACGGCCAAAATAGGGCCAGGATCGATAAAGAAATTTCACAAACGGCAGACCCTGGGAAATGGCAACGAAAATCCGGCAAAGGAGATAAAACCAGCCGCCTCGGCACCAGGTCCGGCAGCACCATCCTGACCGGCGGGCAGGGCGTATATGGTAAGGCGGCAATAAAAAAGGAGAAATTAGGCGCCCAATCATAACGCTACCAAGGAAACCACAACACCGGCCATGTGGAGACGACCGCAGAAGAAGGGAAAATCATTGAGGAAACAGAGAGATGGGCGGAGAAGATCAAAAAGCTGAAAGTCTCATAAAGGTCCAGGGTCATTTAAAGAGCATCCGAGAGCCTTATGAGGATACCTGGCAGGATGTGGCCGATCATATCGCGCCTATCAGGGAAGATATCAAGATGGAGCGGGCCGAAGGGCAGAGGCTGGCCACCAAGATATATAACGGCAACCCTATTTACGCCGTGCAGGTGTATGTGGACGGCATGAGCGGCCATTTGATCCCGGCCAATATTTTGTGGTTCATGCATACCCTGAAGGTACCTGTGCAGCCTCTTTTGGCGGATCAGCATCCGGGCGCTATGACCAGGGGCCCCATGAGGCCGTATGTTTCGAAATATGAGAACCTGGAGGATATTCCGGAGATACGGGCGTGGCTGCAGGAGACGGATATCGGGATGTATCGGGCCTATCAGCGATCCAATTTTTACTCCGCTATGACACCCTATTTTGAGGACGGCGGCACGATCGGCACGGCCACGATCTACTCGGAGGAGAACAAGGAGGCGCAAAAGATTGTATTTACCACCATGCACCCTGGACAGATCTATATTGCCGAGAATCAATACGGCGAAGTGGATACGGTTTTCAGAAAGGAAAAACTGACGGCCAAGAAGGCGGCGGAACGATTCGGAAAGAAAATGGTATCGGACGCCATCCAGAGGTCCCTTGAGAATGATCCTTATAAAAAGTACCCGTTTATTCACGCTGTTTATCCGAGGACCAATCGCAACCCGGATAAGTTAGATGGGCTTAATAAGAAATTCGCATCGGTATGGGTCGATGAAGCCGAGAGAAAGATTGTCCATGAGTGGGGTTATGACAGCCTCCCCTATCACGTGTGGCGGTACCGGAAGAGCAGCCTGGAGACGTACGGCCGCAGTCCGGCCATGTTCGCCCTGGCCGATATCATGGCGTTGAACCTGATCAGTAAGGATATGCTCAGATCGAGCCGCCTGGCAGTCGATCCGGCCTATAACGTGCCTTCGGAGATGAAGGGCAAGGTAAAGATTAAGCCGCACGAGTTTAGCTATTACGGTGATGATCATCGGCGGGTTATTACCCCGATTCAGGACGGTAACAAATACCCGATCGGCACGGACAGGGAAGACCGTATCAGGGATGTTATCGAGCGGCATTTTCACCTTGACTTTTTCCTTATGCTGACCAGGGCGCAGAGGCAGATGACGGCCACCGAGATCCTGGAACGGATGGGAGAGAAGGCGGCGTTGATGGCGACCGCTATCGGCAGGCTTAACCAGGATTGCCTTGACCCGAACATGGACAGGGTGTTTCAGCTCGAATACAGCGCCGGTAGATTACCGGAGGTCCCACAGATCTACTGGGATTATGGCGCAAGTCCAATAGGCATTACTTACTTAGGCCCCCTGGCGCAGATCCAACGGAAGCTCTTTAAGACGCAGAGCATTACCCAGGGCCTTCTGGCACTGCAACCGTTGGCCGAGTTATTCCCGCAGGTCTTAGATATCGTGAACGCTGATGAGACGGGCAGGGAGATACTTGACGCCCATAATTTCCCGCAAAAAGCGACCCGGAC